TTATATGTCCGAAGTTGTTCTAGATAAAAAAGAAGAAGTTAAAGTTTATTCTGGTTTTAGCAAACGAAACGCTAATCAAGAAAAAATTGAACAAGAAGAAGCTGAGCTTAAAGCACTGCAAGAAGAAAATAAAGATGGTGAGAAAGCTAAAGAAGCTGAGCCAGAAAGCGCAGAAGAGCGTAGCTTTAAAAAGCGTTATGGGGATTTGCGGAGACATTCTCAGCAACAACAAACCCAGCTTCAAAGCCAAGTTGATGAGCTAAAGAAACAGCTTGAACAAAGCACCAGCAATCAAATTAAGCTACCTAAATCAGAGGAAGAGCTTTCTGAGTGGGCAAGACAATATCCTGATGTGGCAAAAATTGTAGAAACAATTGCCATCAAGAAGGCCAAAGAACAAACAGAAGCCCTTGACCAACGCCTTAAATCGTTGGATGAGCGTGAAGCTTTGACAGCTAAAGATGAAGCTGAGGCTGAATTACTGCGTCTGCATCCCGATTTTGACCAGATTAGGGATGATGATGAGTTCCATAACTGGGTGGATGAGCAGCCTAAATGGGTGCAACAAGCCTTGTATGAGAACGACACAGACGCTAGAGCAGCAGCTAGAGCCATTGATCTGTACAAAGCAGACAAGAAGATTGCTACAAAGAGGAGCACAAGCAACAGAGATGCAGCACAAAGTATTAATACTAAAGGTGGCAGATCTGCTCCTTCTGGTGAAGACAAAGATGGCATGATTTATGAATCACAGGTGGCTAAGATGTCTACACTGGAATATGAAAAGTATCAGGAAGACATTGGTAAAGCAATTAAATCTGGTAAGTTTGTATACGATTTGAGTGGTAACGCTCGTTAAAGGTTGATGTATAAGTCAATTACCATTAGTTTACAACTAAGTGTTGACAAATAGATCAATCATGTTATAACTTTGAACATAGGCCGTCATATGCAATGACCACCTTTAATCAAAACTAGAAAACTCGTAACGCAAAGCAAGTAAACTGTCAGAATTACCTGTAAGTTTATTAGCCTGTATTGATGATGAGGGCACTTGTCACTGATACACACCTAATAATGTCAGCCTCTGTAGTTGTGTGAGCGTATTTAATTATATGCCCTATCAATATCTCTAGGAGGATAAATCATGGCATTTCCGAAAGCAGTAGGATATAACAACCTACCCAATGGGAACTTTAGTCCCGTAATCTATTCCAAGCAAGTTCAGCTTGCTTTCCGTAAGTCTTCAACAGTTGAAGCTATTACTAACAGCGACTATTTTGGCGAGATTGCCAACATGGGCGACTCTGTTAAAATCATCAAAGAGCCTGAGGTTTCTGTTCAGTCTTATGCCCGTGGTACACAAATCACTGCACAAGACCTGAATGACGAAGACTTCACCCTTGTTGTTGATCAGGCTAACTACTACGCCTTCAAGATTGATGACATTGAGGCTGCTCACTCCCATGTGAACTTCATGCAGATGGCCTCTGATCGTGCAGCTTATCGCTTGCGTGACCAGTATGACCAAGATGTGTTGGGTTACTTGTCTGGTTTCCAGCAGTCCGCTAAGCATACAAATGCTGGCACGGCTCGTACCACTTTCCCCGGCACCAAGGCTTTGTCTGAGGCAGGTTCCAACGAACTGTTGGCAACTATGGTGTTGAAGAAAGGTAGCTTTGGTAACATCACCACATCTTCTGCTGGTGATCACTCCATCCCCTTGGCTGCTCGTCTTCCCGGCGCTACAGCTATGCCCACCGCTACGGCCTCTCCTTTGATGGTGGTTGCTCGTATGGGTCGTTTGCTTGATCAACAGTTTGTTGACACACAAGGTCGCTGGTTGGTCGTTGACCCCGTGTTTGTCGAGTTGCTGAAAGACGAAGACAGCCGTTTGCTGAATAGTGACTTCGGTGGTGCTGGTTTGCAAAATGGTCTGATCATAAACAACCTGCATGGCTTTAAAATCTATGTGTCTAACAACCTGCCTAAAGTTGGCACTGGCCCCGGTACCACTGGTACTGCTAACCAGAATACTGACTTTGGTGTGATCGTTGCTGGTCACGACTCTGCTGTTGCCACGGCTCAGCAAATCACCAAGACAGAAACCTATCGTGATCCCGATAGCTTTGCTGACATCGTGCGTGGTATGCACCTGTATGGTCGCAAGATTTTGCGTCCTGAGGGCATCGTCACTGCTAAATATAACGCCGCTTAAGGGGAACACTAATGGCAACTATTACAACTCTCTCTAACGCTGTCGGCGCAGCTACACAGCCTGCTCGTAGCGTCCGTCCCCAGCCCTATGTGGTGGAGAACACCATTAGCTTGGCTGCTGCTGTAACAGCAAAGGGTTCTGCCCTTGCTGCTGCTGATGTGATCGAAGCTCTCCAGATTCCTGCACAATCTATTGTGTTGGCTGCTGGTTACGAAGTTACATCTGCCGTCACTGGTAGCTGCACAGTTAGCTTGGGTGTTACTGGTGTTACTGCCGCTGCTTATGTTTCAGCTTTTGCTGTAACTGGCTCAACGGCTGTGGGCACCTATGCAACCCCTGCCACTGCTGGTTATCCCATCGTGTCTCAATCTGCTGATACATTGGACTTGTTGCTGGTGACTGAGACTACAACTCTCAGTGCTGGCTCCATTCGTGTGTTTGCTGTGATTGTGGATGCACAAGACAAAGTTGGCCCTGCCTCAGTTGACCGTGAACAGTTGGCTTAAAAGCTAACTAAACCAAGGGGCAGCTTCCACAAGAGGTTGCCCCTTTTTTGTTTATACATAGAAAGATATTGCAATGGCTATCACTTCTGCTCTTTGCACAAGTTTCAAAAAAGAATTGCTTGAACGCAAGCACGACTTTAATACCACTAGTGGTCACACTTTCAAGATTGCTCTTTACACTTCGGCTGCTTCCCTTGATGCTGCAACCACAGCTTACACAACTTCCAATGAAGTGGTAGGCACTGGTTATACCGCTGGCGGTATTGCCCTTACAAACATTGACCCAACATCCAGCGGCACTACAGCCTTTGTAGACTTCGCTGATGCAACTTGGACAAGTGCCACCATCACCGCTGCTGGTGCTCTAATTTATAACACCACCACTGATGGTGGGACAGCCACTACCAATGCTGTAGCTGTCATCTCTTTTGGTGGAGACAAGACATCTACCAATGGTGACTTTGTTGTTCAATTCCCCGCAGCAGACGCAAGCAACGCCATCATTCGTATTGCTTAAGGAGTCGTAGATGGCTACGACTACAAGGTCTGGAGCTATCTATAGCATAGGTGTCTATGGCACCTCTCGCTATGGCATAAGCAATGTAGCTTATGTTCCAGATGGTGTGCAAGCTTCTGCCACTAGCGATAGTGGTGTAGTCATTTCAGGTGATGCCAACCATGTGGTTGTCAGCCTAGTAACCCCGGCTTCTGTTGGTAGTGTTGGTGTAGTTGGTGTGGCTGTCACCAGCCTTGTTGGTGTGTCAGCTACAGGTTTTGTTGGTGATGGTGTTGCCTTCAGCTTAGGCTGTAGATTCACACCCTCAGGAGTGGCCTCTACAGGCTCTGTAGGCAGCATAACTGTATTGGCTAAGGCCAAGGTATTGCCAACAGGGTTAGAAGCTTCTGGAGCCTCTGGTAGCGTTTCTGTTGTAGCTAAGGCTGTGGCAGCAATTACTGGTGTGTCAGCCACAGGTGCTGTTGGTACAGTTGAAGTAAGAAGTATTAATAGAATACCAGTTGATGGTGTTGAAGTCACTGGTTCTGTTGGTAGTTTAGTAGTAGTAGCTAAGGCTAATGTTTCTTTAGTTGGCTCAGGGGCAATAGCAAGTGTTGGAGATGTGGGTGTGGTTGCAAAAAGCAATCATACTCTTTCTGGTGTTTCTGGTACAGGAGCTATTGGCACTGTTGCTGTTCGGGTTGGAATTTCAGTATCATTAACAGGAGTAGCTGCAACAGGAAATATTGGTGCAGTATCTGTTACAACTACAATATTCGATTATAATGCTGTAGCTGCTTTATATGATAGAAGCCGTGCAGTATTGGTAGAGAGAAGATCTACAGCTATTGAGAGAACAGCAGCGGTAAGTTTTGTGGATAGGAAGGTGTATGTTGAAAGACAAACAACATCACCAGAAAGAAGCTCAGTGGTAGAACTGTTACCAAGAAGAGCTTATATGTATAGAAAAACTTCTTCGTCTGATAGAAGTGTTTTAGTTGCTTAAGGAAACTTATGTCGTTTAGATGGCCTAATAAAGACCCAGATGAAACATTAGACTACAGTGTTGATTGGTCTAGATGGCTTAATGGGGCAACCATTTCATCTGTTGTTTGGTCTGTTGATAACTCTTCTGGAGTGAAGACAACCATCGCAGCTAGCTCCACTGTTAATGGCATACAGAATGTTTCTCAGACAATTAGCGGCGGTGTTGCCACTATCAACTTAGGGCTAGGCACTGCCAACACTGAATATAAATTTTATTGCACTATGTCAGACAGTAGTGGTAATGTGGCAGAGCGTGTCATCAGGCTGCGAGTGAAAGAACAATAATATGGCATACAACTATTTAGACTTGGTAAACGAAGTTAATAGAAGGCTCAATGAAGTTG